GTTTAGAAACTGGACTAAAGTACCAACACCAATGTATGAGTCAGTTGTACAAGGTATGATTGGTAAACAAGAACTTGAAGAATTAAAAGATTATGATGTTATTAATCAAAACGAAAGAGGAACATCACAAGAGTTTGTTATGCACGGTGCTAATTTAGCAGGTCAAGTTAAGATATTAAAAAACGCAAAGAAAGAAACACCTAGAGGTGATAGAGAAATAATTAAGAAAAAGGTCAATCACAGCTCGTTATACGTTTCATGGATTAAAGAACCTGATTACTCTAAAGATATTAGAGAATGTTGGGATGAATATAAAGATCATGGTTGGGCATGTGGTGCTTCTGCTGGGTTTATTGCTTGTAAAGAAGAAAAACCTGATGAAGTATATTTAATAGGACATGATCTAGTTTCAGATGATAACTTTGTTAATAATTTATTTGCAGGTACAAAACATTATGTTGCAAAAGAAAATGGACCTACGCCACATGTAAATTGGGTAAATCAATGGTTTACACTTTTTGACTGGAATCAAAATATCAAGTTTTTTAAAGTCAACAAAGATGACACACCTGTACCTACAAATCAACCCATAAAAGAGTGGTTGCAATGGTCAGATAAAGGCATTGTTTCATATATGACACAGGCACAACTGCTTGACAAAATGAGTAAATGGTGATATAATTAAACTATGTTTGATGAAATAATATACAAGGTATTAGATAGAATAGTATCCACATGTGAGTTTTTGAAAGAAAAAATCAAAGACAAAAAATGCCCTAAACCAAAAGATTGGGCAAAAAGTTATAATGAGTGGAAAAAGAAGCATAAATAATACTATAATATTTAAATTAATACATACAACAATACATACAAAGGATACATACAAATGACAAGTGCATTAGAAAATCTAAAAAAGTCAAAATCTAACTTTGACATCTTAACAAAACAGTTAGAAAAATCAATCGAACAACCAGAAAAGAAAAAATCTTACCAAGATGATAGGTTGTGGAAACCAGAACTTGACAAATCAGGTAACGGTTACGCAGTATTAAGATTCTTACCTGCTGTAGAAGGCGAAGATATGCCATGGCAAAGAGTCTGGAACCATGCGTTTCAAGGACCAGGTGGTCAATGGTATATTGAAAACTCTTTAACAACTTTAAATCAAAAAGATCCTGTTAGTGAAGAAAACACTAGATTGTGGAATACAGGCATAGAAGCAGACAAAGAGATTGCTAGAAAAAGAAAAAGAAAATTATCTTACTATTCTAACATCTATGTTGTCAGCGATCCTAAACATCCTGAAAACGAAGGCAAAGTATTCTTATTCAAATATGGTAAGAAAATATTTGACAAGTTATCAGAAGCGATGAACCCTCACTTTGAAGATGAGAAGGCAGTAAACCCATTTGATTTTTGGGAAGGTGCTAACTTCAAATTAAAAATCAGAAAAGTAGATGGTTATTGGAACTATGACAAATCTGAATTTGAGCCAGTTAGTAGATTAAAACCTACTGACGAGGAGATTGACCAAATATGGAAATCTCAATATGCTCTAAAGGCCTTCGTTGATCCAAGTAATTTTAAATCTTATGATGAACTCAAAGAGAAACTGAATAAGGTTCTTACTGGAACAAGAAGTACGGAGTCCGTAGAAGACATAGACCTCCCACCAGTCAGCAATGACTTACCTAAGTCTTCTAACGGTGCCGTAGAGAAAGAGGAAACGTCTAACGATGGAGATGATCTGTCGTATTTTAGTAAATTAGCTGAAGACGATTCCTAATATCTATCTCTCTCACTTTCTCAAATAGGGGTACAATTTAAGGTTGTACCCCATACCTTTATAGTGCGACATTATGCGCTATATTATAGGGTTGACTATTTACAGACATTATGATATTATTAAATTGTATTGATGAGTAGACCTTGGTCAAAAGTCAATACGCTTAAACTAACGGCCTTGTGCCATAATTAAGAGGTAATAATGACTACAAATAATACAATTGTATCCATACTTTCAAAAATGGGTATAACTGCTAAACATATAATAAACACTTCAAAAGAAAAAGTGTTTGATGTTTACTTAACGCTAAAAGACATAGAATCTGCTAAAGATTTTATTGATTTTATCCCACAAAAATATCAAAGAAAATACATTGCAAAGTACAATAAAAAGTTTTTAGACGGTATTGCTAGAACTTTATTTTGTGACCATCAAAATTTTGACATCACACAATTACATATGCGATTGTACAATAATGCCAGACCGACAGTTGATTTAGATTCAGGCAACAGAAAAGTCTATGCAGAAATCCTAGATGGCCTGCAGAGATTATACACGCTTGTTGTTTTCTACTTAAATGATAAAGAGAACTACAAACTGCCTAGTATCCAAACCAACAATGTAGATGGCTCAGAGATTGACTTAACCAATCTAACATTTAAAGAGTTGAAAACAAAGTATCCAGACTTCTACAAAGAAAAGTTTGAAAACAGACTTGTTTCAATTAAATGTTATGTACAAATCAATGACGCTGACGCTTGTGTGTTGTTTAGAGATATATTAAATTATCAAAACAAGATGAACGCTCAGATGTTAAGAAATGCTAACGATACTGAAGTTGCAACCGCAATAAGAACTGCCGTTAGAATGCTAGAACATCAAATTAAAACTCACACAACACCAAACAATACTGTGATAAATGCGTTTGATGTTTTTGATTACACATACTCAAAAGACAATAAAGTGATACCATCATATGTAAATAGTGATTTTACAAATGATGAATTGCAACAAGAAGAAGTTGTTGCTAGTTGTGCCACTTACTTTGTTAAGAGAACATCTATACAACCAAAAGAGATAGACAAACTCTATGAAGATAAAAAGTATAAACAAACTGCTCCATGGTTCGCTAACTTTGAAAAGACCTTTAGACAGTTTAGTGAGATTGTTAAATCTTTACCGCAAGATAAAGAACTATTAACACCAAAAGTCTTCATTAGATTTTTTATGTTCTATTTTCATTTAACTTTAAATAATGTGAAAGTGATAACACATACCACATTTGCCAAGAAGTTTTATACCAGTTGGTTAGACCTAAAGAAACTGACCAAAGAAGAACGAAGACTTGGTCACAAGAACAATGCTTTTGAGAGAAGTACAAACAACAAAGACTCAAAACATTTACAGATAACATTAGATTATTTGTTTCAAACTTTCCAGTCCAGTGATTTGAAAGATTGGGGTTGCGCCGTGCTAGACACGAAAAGAACCTTTACCAAAAAACAAATTGATGACGCCTTGCATAGACAGAATCATATTTGTCCGAAGTGTGATATTGAAATAGATGAGAGTCAGAAAACTGGCGGCCACTACATCACATACTGCTTTGGTGGTAAGACCGAAGAAGATAATTTAAGAGTGTTGCATAAGAATTGTAATACATATGACCATGTTAAAACGGCCGCTTAAATTTAAGAAACTACCAAATATAGATAGAAGGGCGTATAAAGGAATCTATACGCCCTTAAATCCAGCCAAGTATAAAGGCAACGTAAAGAACATAACCTACAGGTCTAGTTGGGAAAAACGATTTATGGTCTAGTGTGACAAGACCAGGCAGATTGTTGAATGGGGCAGCGAAGAACTTTTTATACCTTACAGAGGCGTAGATAATAAACCACATAGATATTATCCTGACTTCTATATGAAGATCAGACAACCTAACGGCACATATAAAAAATTTATAGTAGAAATCAAACCTAAATATCAAACAAGAAAACCACAACCAGGTAAGATTAAATCAGCATATTTTAAAAAGTCACTATTGACATATGAAACAAACAGACGTAAATGGTCAACAGCATTTGCTTTCTGTAAAAAGCACAATATGACGTTTAAAATACTCACCGAAGATCATCTAAAGACCTTTTAAATCATCATAAATAGTAGTATGGCAAGTGTATTTGACACAATCAAAATGAAGGCAGGAGATACTGACCGTTCTAATAACTGGTACAGAGGACAAGTTAATAGAATAGCAAGTGGTACTACTGCTAGAGAATTGTTTAGACAAGGTAAACTAGCAAGACGACCTAGTGTAGGTAGATTAAATCTATTTGGGTATAATCCTAAATTAAGAAGAACTTTACCATACTATGATATATTTCCATTAGTATTACCTTTAGAAGCAATACCAGGTGGGTTTATAGGTATGAATTTTCATTATCTACCACCATTATTAAGAACAAGATTATTAGAACGTATGCAGGCAAAAGCAACAGATAAAAGATTTGATAGTAAAACAAAGTTTGATGTAACCTATTCAGATGTTAAAAATTTAAGTATAGTTAAACCAACGATTAAAAAATATTTGTACCCATATGTTCAGACAGGTTTTTTAAGAATAAATGCTGACGAAGCTGCAACAGCAATATATTTACCTGTACAAAGATT